CCTTTACTCAGCGGTATTATAAACTGGCCCGCCAACCTTATGTGTTAGATTGTTTTGCCTTGATGTTTTGTTCTAGCAATGCCTGTTTGAGTTTGTCTGATCCGCCTACTCTAACATTAATGATACCATTGTAGTATTCATCAGTTTCCAGCACACGCCTATCAAACTGTTCTCTTGCCTCTATGTAGGACATTTCGCCCCTACCTTTACATAGGTATAGTATTTCTCTTGTAAACTTGTCTTCGCCTAGTGCGGCTACGTCTGCATTTAGTCTATCACTGGATCCCCAGTAATTACGCCAATCGCTTTCTTTGGTGCCGCGCCTTTTATTTTTTTTGCCTTTGAGTGGTGGCTTAGTAGTTTTGAATTTTGCTAGTTTTTTACCTATATATTTTTGGCCTGTAGTGGTATTAGTAATAAGATAAACGAAACCTTCGTACTCTTCTGGTATTTTGTCTATTGTTTTTCCATTATAAGTCCACTGCATGAACGTATATATGTGTGCCTATTCGGTTTTGCCTTTGGTCTTGGTTTTTCTAGTTGTTACGTGTTTTTCTCTTATTTCTTCCATACGTAGTTTTGCTAATCTACGTATTTCTCTAAGCCATTTCCTACTAGAAGTATGTGTTCTTACACTATTTCTTGCTTCAAACTTGTCGTTTTCTTTGAAGTATTCCATGTAGGCTTTTGTTAGTTGATCGTGTGTATCGTCATTAACCATAATACATTGCCTTAAGTGTAATAGGATTAGTACCAGTTGCATGTGCCGCTAATTTTGTATGACAATCACCTCCAATGCCTTTTAAAAATGCACGTTCAACTTGTGCTTGTGCAAAAGTTTTAGCATGATTAGCTTTTTTAACTATTTCAATAGTGTTAGTATCGTCTTTTCTAGTTTGCAATGCAATTATTCCTTGTCCTACTGCTGGTATAATAGGGACTCTTATCCATGTACGACGAATATCTAATGCTTGTAATCCAGCTTCAGCTAATATTATAGCATCATAATCGCCGTTGTCAAGTTTTTCTAGTCTAGTATCTATGTTTCCTCTAATAGGTTTAATTTGTACACCTATGTTACTATACATTTCTTTTAGTTGTGCTTCACGACGAGGACTGCTTGTACCAATAGTAAATCCGTAACTTACCTTTCCAATCAACACATCATGAGGACTATTTCTTTTTAACATTGCTGATATTACTAGATCAGGATGTTCTTCGCCGGGCATATCTTTTAGACTATGCACTGCAACATCAATTTCACCATTGAGTAAAGCAGTTTCAATAGTACTACAGAATACTCCTTTACCGCCTATTTCGTAAATAGGCACATCTGGATTTAAATCGCCCTGTGTTTTTATAGGTACAATTTCTGTATCACATCCTAGATCCTTACATGCACGATCAGCATATGCAAGTGCTAATTTACTTCCTCGTACACCTACTTTCAGTTTCATTCTACAATCTCTATATCATTTGCATAACTTGTAAAGCCATTTTCTTTTATAACTCTCATAACATGATTAACACGACCTACTAGTTCGTCCTTGTGAGAGATAAGGTAAACATTTTTGTCTCTTTCTCTACCCATTTTCTTTAGTACGCCCAAAGCACCTTCAACTCCGGCAGTGTCCATACCACTATCAATTAATTCGTCAATGAATAACAAGTTAATATTTTGATACAAACTTTCCCAAACGTCTCTAAACGCAAAACTCATACCGAGTATAAGTCTATTACGCTCGCCTCTTGACAAATTATCAAAGTCTAAGTCTTGTCCTAGTTGTGTAATTTCAACAGCAAGGTCATTTTGGAAAACAACTTGATGTGGTAATCCTAATTTGACAATATAATATGTAAGTCTGTTGTTTAAGTATGCTAAATTTTGTTCAATAATTTTCTTGCGAATAAAACTATCCTTGTTTGTTAGTAGTTTTAATAAAAATTCTTGATGCTCTTTAAACGTAGTTAGGTCGTTTATAGCTGACCAATTAATTTCTTGCATTGCAGTATTGTTTAGCTCATCAATTTGAGCTTGATATGGATCAGTTTCTTGTTGTTTTGAAGTTAGAGACTGTTTTAAACTTTCAACATTTTGTCTATGATCGTATGCTTCTTTAGCAGTTTCATAAAATACAGTAGGTTTTCCGTTAATCTCACCAATATCAAAAAGTGCTTTAGTAACATCAACAAGTTTATCGCTTACTTCTTTTTGATATGCTAATGCATCATCTAATTCTTTAGTCTTTCGCTCTGCAATCTCTGCTTTTTTGTCTGCATGTAGCTCTTGGCCACAAGTATAACATGTAGCATCTTCTAAATTTGCGATGTCTTTATTTGCTTTTTCAACACTTTTGTCAGCACGTTGTAGTGCAGGCTCTAATGTGCTTAATTCTTTTTTAAGAGCCAAAATAGCGTTGTTGTGTTCAGTCCAGTTTTGTAATTTTTCATGTGAATCTAATTCAGCTTCAATGTCTAAATGCTCTAATTCGTCGATTGCTTGTTCTAATTTACTAATACTTGTTTTTTGTTTAGACATCCAAGCACGTTGTGTTCCCTGCAAACTTTCAATAGTGCTTTCAATTTTACTATTAGCATTTTGTATTGCTTCAATCTTTAATGTTTCTTGAGTAGTAGCATCTTTAGTTTGTTTAATTTGTTCTTTTAGATTATCTGCCTTTTCAGATAAAATTGTAATACCTAATAACTGTTCGATAATAGCACGTTGATCGTTCTGTCGCATACTCAAGAAAGGTTCGGTATAAGTGTTTAGTGCAACAATATGCTTGAACATATCATGACTCATACCTAACAAGGTATTAATAGACTCTTGTGTCTTGCGACTATCTCCCTGAGACTCGTCTGTCATTTCTTGTTCTTGATCATTTACATAAAATTTAAGAACATTAGGCGAACGACCGCGTTCAATTCTATAATCAACTCCATCTTTTTCAAAATGTAGTGTAACTAACATACCCTTGCTGTTAGTTTTGTTAATTAAATTGTTTCTTTTAATATTAGTCAATGCTAGTCCGTATAACGCATAACTTAATGCGTTAATAATTGTAGTTTTACCAGTACCGTTACGAGATCCTGCATCGTCGCCACCTTGGTCTAAGTTCTCGCCAAGTACAAGTGTAAGTTGTTCTTTGTTAAAATCTACAGCCTGGGTTTGATTGCCCACACTCATAAAGTTCTTTACGGTTAAATCTTTAATACGTATCATAGTTCGTTATAAATGTCCAATAGCATCTTCTTGTTGAAGTTTTCTGTATCTAGTGCTGCAATCTCACCTGCAACAATTTGATCTACACTTTCAAAATGTTGAATATCAACATCAGTTGTAATTTCTTCCATTTGTTTTTGAGGTATAAGTGATATTTCTCTACATTTATACTGGTTAACAAATGTTTCTTTAATAAATGTTGCTTCTTCAAATGAAATTGGCACATCTATAGTAACACGCAAATACATTTTAGGTTTAATTATTGCATCAGTATCTTCTAACAAACGTTTAAGGCCTATTGTTCTATACTTAGGACAATTATCCCAATTAATATATTCGGGCTCTTTGTTGTTTTCTCGGTCAAGTATCATCATACCGCGATCATCGTCCCATGCATCTGCATAGTTGTGCGGAAATGCATTGCCTAAATAGTGTACTTTTCCTTGTTGTTGACGTTTATGAAAATGACCACTAAACACATATTCTTGATTTTCAAAATGTGTTGCTTGTAGTTCACCAGTGTCTGGCATCTGTACCATAGCATTCATATAAAAACTAGGAAGTTCAAAATGACCAAACAAATATTTTGCTTTTATATTTTTTATCTTTTTCCATTCATCACCAACTAACCAAGGAACTAACGCAACATCATCTTCTTCATAAATTTTATCAATAAATGTTATACCAGGAATATGTTTTGCAAATGCTGTTGAGTTTACATCACGCTTGTCTTTGTAATACAAGTCGTGATTGCCGTCAAAGAAGTAAAACTTCTCAAATGCTTTACCTAGCTTCTCCATACTCCGAATAGTACTATCCATAGTAGTAAGATTAAGACTATTTCTGTTATGATGCCAATCACCACAGAATATACCAGTTTCACAACCGTTAGCTTGTGCCTGCTCAATATACCAATCTACAAATTCTTCACAATCTTCATTATGAACTTTGCTATTACCTTTTAATCCTAAATGGATATCGGTAAAAACTGCCGCTTTCTTAAACAATGATCAATCCTTAGTTTTACTTGTTGTATTATTATACAGTAAAATAGTACACTTGTCAACTATTTTTTTTCTGCTTCTCTCTTCATTTGTGCTTCCCACTCACCTTGATGTTGTCTAGTGTAACTAGGATTTAAATGATTCATTTCTAAAATGTCATCTCTAATGTTTTGGTTACGTTTTTCTATATTGATAACACGCACAAAACTATTAGTAACAGCGGCAGTATAGTAAGCAAAAGGATTGTCAGACTTAGATTCGTCAAACTGTAAACCGATCTGCGAAAGTTGTAGTATTGCTTGTCCTTTCATTTCGTCATTATAAGTGTATCCACGTACATTGCCTCGTGTAGCATAGCGATCAACTAATTTTAACCACATGTTAGCAAGTTTAGTTGTTGCTTTGCCGTGTTTCAAACTAAAGGCACCGTTTTCCATACCACCTTCCCAATGACTTTTTCCTACACAAACAATTTCGTCATTTTCATCAAATTTATAATGTTGGAACGGAGGAAAATTTAATTTAACTTTTGTGTCTGCTACAGTTTTAGGATTTTTCTTACGACCCGGTTCTTCCGGAACATGATCGTATGTCATAATTCTAAAGATAAGTTCTTCTTTTGTAATCTTTTTGTAATCAACTTCGCACTCTGCTTGTT